GCGAAGATGGAAACAACTTTGTTGGTCGTGCAAAAATTCTTGATACACCTAACGGAAAAATCGCTAAGTCATTGCTAGACGAGGGCGTAAGGTTGGGAGTCTCATCTAGAGGCATGGGTTCTTTGAAGAAAGAATCTACATGTAATGTGGTTCAAGATGATTTTATGCTCGCTACTGCAGCAGATATTGTTGCAGATCCTTCAGCACCTGACGCATTTGTGGATGGTATTATGGAAGGAAAGGAGTGGATTTGGGATAATGGTATCCTAAAAGAGTCTGCTATTGCTGAAATTAAGAAGGAAATAGATCAGGCAACCCTCAGAAACTTACAGGAGAGAAAGATTTCCGCGTTTGACAAGTTTTTGAGAAGTTTATAATTTATAAATAAATATATAAAACAGCAACGTAAAAATTTAACGGAGTTAAAAAGAAATGGCTGAAACCCTCGAAAAGGATTTAGATAACATGGAAGAAGTGACCGAAGGTTCCAATCCTGTAACTAAAAACGCAAAACCTGGCGAATCAATGGACACCTCTAAAGGTGGTGCTACTAAAGTGATTACGGTCACTTCCGATTCGATGGAAGGTGCGAAAGGAACTAAGAACGCAGGTAAATCTGCAGCAGCACCAGTAGGTAAGGCACCTGTTCCTTCCACAAAACCAAGTGATGCGTCCGCAAAGATGGAGGAAACTGAATCTGATGAAGAAACAATCGCAGAAGAAGAGACCTCTGAAACCAAGTACGACTTTACTCAAGATGTTGACGCTCTTGTCTCAGGTGAAGAACTATCAGAAGAGTTCAGAGTAAAGGCAGCAACTATCTTTGAAGCAGCAGTTACTGCTCGCGTTAACGAAGAAAGCAAAGCGTTGCAAGAAGCATTTGAAGAATCTCTAACCGAAGAGGTAGAGAAGATCAAAACAGATTTGGCCGAGAAGGTAGATGACTACGTTTCTTATGCTACTAAACAGTGGATAGAGGAGAATGCCCTCGCTGTTGAACATGGCATCAAGAACGAGATGGCAGAGTCATTCTTCAATGGTCTAAAAGATCTCTATGTGGAGCATAACTTTAGTGTTCCCGAAGAGAAGTTCAACCTGTTAGATGGAATGACAGGAGAACTTGATGAGATGGAGAAAAAGCTCAACGAACAAATAGACACCAACATCGCTTTACAAAAGCGAATAGGTGAGTATACTAGAATGGAAATTGTGAACGACGCAGCTACTGGTCTTGCTGAAACCCAAAAGGAGAAGTTAGCATCACTAGCAGAGGGTGTTGAGTTTGAAAATGAAGAAGATTTTAGAAATAAAATCGAAACTATCAAGGAATCATACTTCACTAGGAAGGCTGAAGTTGCTGAACAAGCAAAAGAACCCACCGAGGAAGCATCACAACCATTGGTAGAATCTAACGTATCTGGCACTATGGGTAAGTACGTAGATGCACTAGCACGTTGGTCCAAATAATTGTAAATTAACTACTTTAAAACGGAGACATAAATGTCTATACAACAACTCCAAGAGAAGTGGGCACCCGTATTGAATCACGAATCAGTTCCTGAAATCAAAGATTCATATAAAAAAGGCGTAGTTGCACAACTCTTAGAAAACCAAGAAAACGCAATCAGAGAAGAAGGTCAAGTTCTTAACGAGACTCTTCAGACTACAGGTTATACCACAGGCGATACCGCTACAGGTCCTGTTGCAGGTTTCGACCCAGTTTTGATCAGTCTAATCAGACGTTCAATGCCACAACTCATTGCATATGACGTTGCAGGTGTTCAACCAATGACAGGTCCTACAGGTCTTATCTTCGCAATGAGATCATTCTACGGATCAGAGCGTAGACCTGCAAACAGTGACTTCAGAGAAGCACTATTCAACGAACCTAACGCAGGTTTCTCAGGTGGAGCTGGTACAGGATTATCAAACTACGATCCTACTGCTTCTTCATCTGCAGTTAACGATGCTGAAGGTGCAAACCCAGGACTTCTTAATGATTCCCCTGCAGGAACATACGAAGTAACTGGTGATGCTACAGGTATGGCAACAGCAACTGCTGAAGCATTAGATGATTCATCTGCTTCAACAGCCTTCAGAGAAATGGGTTTCTCCATCGAGAAGGTAACTGTTACTGCTAAATCAAGAGCATTAAAGGCAGAGTACAGCATAGAGATGGCTCAAGACCTTAAGGCGATTCATGGATTGGACGCTGAATCTGAATTAGCAAATATCCTTTCAACAGAGATACTTGCTGAGATTAACAGAGAAGTTGTTCGTACAATCTATACAAACGCTGTTAAAGGTGCTATCGCTAACACTGCTACAGACGGAATCTTCGACTTAGACGTTGACTCAAATGGTAGATGGTCAGTTGAGAAATTCAAGGGACTTCTATTCCAGATTGAGAGAGATTCAAACGCAATCGGTCAAGAGACAAGACGCGGGAAGGGCAACATTTTGATCTGCTCTGCAGACGTTGCATCTGCTCTCGGAATGGCTGGAGTACTTGACTATGCACCTGGTCTTCAAGGCAACAGTGCATTAACAGGAGTAGACGATACTTCCTCTACACTTGTTGGTACTCTTAACGGACGTATCAAGGTTTATGTTGACCCATATTCTTCAAACGTAGCTGACAAGCACTTCTACGTTGCAGGATACAAAGGTACATCACCTTATGACGCAGGATTATTCTACTGCCCATACGTACCATTACAGCAAGTCAGAGCAATCAACCCTAACACCTTCCAACCAAAAATTGGATTTAAGACTCGTTACGGAATGGTTTCTAACCCATTCTCAGGTGGTCTTACACAAGGTTCTGGAGCACTTACAGCTAATGCTAACAAGTACTACAGAAGAGTACAGGTTGCTAACCTAATGTAATAAGTATTAATACTTAACTTTAAAAAGACCCTTTACAGGGTCTTTTTTTTATGCTACGATAGGTGCGTAAACGAGTAGGTTTTTTCGGAGACCTCTCCCTATCGGAGTTTTGTAATGAAACATTCGTGGAATTCTAATTTTACGATTAAGGATCTGTCTATAAAACCAGAACATGATCCTCTTGCCGACTTTCCTTTCTTAAATTTGATTGGATTTGCAATGGCAAACATTTATTCTTTGGTTCCTTCTCAAAATAGTTGCAGAGGAATAAAGGCAATTTACACCACAAAAATAGAACCATTAATAGGTTCTTTATTAGGAGGTTGGAAAGATTTATCATTCCCAATCCCCACATTAAAAAATACGTATTTTGATAGAAGACATACAGTCCATACTCTCATAAATCTTATTGAAGATGCAAAATTAACTTTCAACAATTATGTTCCTATTGCGAAATATGAAGTTGTTAAAGTTGATCATGAACCATTAATCTCATCTTTTAGTGAAAGATCTATTATGACGATGGCAGGATTAAGATGTAATGTTGATAAAGGTGATAATGATTCATCTTCTGAACACTTTAAAAATAGTGCAATTGGTATTATCAATAGAGAATATGAATTTCACCCTCACCATGAGTTAAAAACTAAAGAGTTTATAGAAAAACTTTGTAGTTACATGGGTGTATATGATCGTTTTTCTAACGCAGGTGGAGCAATTACTAAAATAATTGATCATGTTTACGATAATGTAAATGATGTTCAAAAAAATGTTGCAGGAAAAGACACCTTCAATCTTGAACCAACTGACTTAGATAAATTTATTACTAATAGTAATGAGTTTAAACCTCATAACACTAATGATGAGGACACTATCTATCGTAACTATCCTATGTCTCTTGTTGAATATCACAACAGAGATTCAATCACTAAGTTACTTCAAACTATCTTCAAAGAAGATAAAGATGCAACTAAGGAGGATAGAGACACTAGATTAACTAAGGTTTTACTTTGGTGTCACAAAGATAAGAAAACAAATGCTGTTGATTATGCTCCTAATCTAAAAAAAGCACGAGAGAAGTTTGTAAGTAATACAAATAACATCTACTATACTATGGCAGATAGCGTTTGTAATAACTTCCAAAAAAGTTTTCCAAATCACTACGATGATGAATTTAAAATTCTATCAGATTACAATGTAGAATTTTATTACTTACCTCAAATCGATGGTGAAGATGAGAGCAAAGCAATCAAAGTAGACTTTGACGAGAGAAATCTAAACAACATATTTTCTTAATGTTATTTTAGATACATTTGTAATAAATAATATTACACGTGTGAAAGGGGAAGGAGTGTCTGCAAAGGCACTCTTTTTTTGCGTCTAAATATAAACGTAGAGTATGCTTAATTATGATAGAGGATGTAAGGTTTGAGGACTTTATTGGTATTTTCGATACCAAGTACAACACTCAACCAGTAATTGATTATTGGGAATATCAAAAGAAGTGTGGTGCTACGTTTAATCGCAAAGGTATCTTTGGTAAAGAACGTAGAGCAAATCAACGTAAAGATGCATGTCTTGCTACGGAAGATTTTATACTAGACCATGCTTGTGGTTATGAATGGATGAAACAATATAATGATATCACTGGTGAATGCTTAGAGTTATACATTGATGAGTATGAGAGTCTATTACAATACAGGTATCAACAAGTATATCTGAATGTACAGAAGACTAGACCAGGTGAAGGATATCATGCATGGCATTCTGAAGATGGTTCTATGGGATGCAATCGTAGGATATGTGCAACTATGATGTATCTTAATGATAATTTTGAGGGTGGTGAAACTGAGTTTCTTTATATTCACAAAAGATTTAAACCCAAGAGAGGACAAATATTGATCTGGCCAGCAGGGTTTACACATACTCATAGAGGATTACCTCCTTTGGATGGTGACAAATACATTTCTACATCATGGTTAGAAAACATCAACGGATAAAATGGCAAATTGGTATCAGGATCAACTGACTAACAAGAACTTTCTATCTCCTATCGGGTTTTTATTCATACTCGATAAGTCAAAGAAGGTATCGTTCTTATGTCAGAAAGCAAATATACCCGCATTTACGACAGGTAATATCGAAATACCCACCAGAGGTTTCGTAACAATACCAGTTGAGAGCACAGCATCATATGAAGATTTAACTATAGAGTTTATAGTAGATGAAGACTTAAGAAATTATATGGAGATACATAACTGGATGAGAGCATTATCTACACCAGGTGAATACGCAGATAGATATAATTGGAATCAAGAAAATAGTATTAGAGGAACTAAGAATGATCCACGATTCTCTGATGCTACATTACAAGTGTTGAATAATAACAACCTTGCAAACTTTGATGTTGTTTTTAAATCTGTCTTTCCTATCAACTTATCATCATTACCATTTGATGTCACAGGATCAGACAATAATTATTTTACAGCAACAGCAACTTTTAGATATACCTTGTACGAGGTAAGAAACATCAACGCATCCACACGTAGGTAAACATGTACAATCTTAACATCAAACAATCTTTTATCTCATTTGTAGAGTGGGATAAGAAACTCATCAAGAAATTTCAAGATAAATATAAGTTGTCAGACTACCAAATCAATTGTCTTGCTTTCGCTAAGGGGTTTATAATAGGTGCTATTCTCCTTTGAAAAAACCTTCGGTGAAGGTGTAGATCCTTGGTATGACAAGGCAGAACGATGGGTTAAGAAGAAATTCAAGAACCCTTACGTTAGGCATCTAGCACTTGGTTTGCTAGAGTGGTTGAAAAAAAAGTGGATCTATGCTAAAATAGAAAACACAATGCGATCAGTTGACGCACAAGCTGAACAATTAGTAAAAGAGTGGGATCAAAATGACAGATCAAACCATAGACACATCGTGGAGACAGGAGTATTTGGAGATGAAGGCTGGTCTCTCGAAATTTCAAATCCAGTTGTTGAGAGAAGGTCCGAAGCAACTAGCACAGGCATGGTTACTGGGAGCAATGCACAGCGACTACGAAAAGATGAAAGGGATCAAACCCAAATACGACAAGAAAGCAGTGAACTGCCAAAGCAGTCTCCAAGAATTCTTCAAGGAAACGAAGGATCAAGGAGTATAATACCCGACCCTTGGTTAGATTATGAATCTGGAACAGATACAGGAGATGTGGAAAAAGGATTCAGTAATTGATAACGATCTTTACTGCGAAGAATCCACAAAGATACCACAACTCCATATGAGATATATGGAATTATATACGACGTTCGGTCTGATGAAGAAAGAGCGTGAGATTGAAATGAAAAGACTTATTAAAGAGAAATGGTTATATTACAAAGGTAAGGCACCTTCATCTGTATATAAAGAGATGCCATTTGATCTCAAACTTACTACTAAAGAAGAGATCAATATGTTTATAGAGGGTGATGATGATGTAAGAAAGTTGCAATATAAAATAGAATATGTAGATCAATGTCTTAATTACTTAGATGGTGTATTGAGACAAATCAACAATAGAAATTTTCAAATTAAAAATGCTATCGACTGGACTAAGTTCCAGAATGGTTTATGAAGTACGGATGTTCTTATAGAGTCATTGAATTAAATGACAGTGCGATGACTAAGATTCAACGCACACTTGATAGTGAAGATTTAGTTTGGAAAGATAGTCTTACACATAATTCAGATATAGCACATAGTCATCATAGTAGAATATCTAAACAAGCATGGGTTAGAGAACATAGATTCTGTGAGATTTTCATGGACATAGCAATAGTAATGAATCAACAGAACTTATGGAACTTAGATATACAGGGAGTTGAACCGATACAATATGGCATATATCCCGAAGGTGGTAAGTATGATTGGCATGTAGATCAGCATCCTAAACCTACGTATTGGGTGAATGATACTGGATCTGAACAAGGTATAGTAAGAAAGATAAGTATGACTCTTTTCATGAATGATCCTATTGAGTATGAAGGAGGGGAGTTTGATTTGGAGCTATATAAACCAGAGACTGATTGTAGATACGAAACGTTTAAGTTGAAGAAAGGTTCAGCAATCTTTTTTCAATCGGATCAGTGGCATAGGGTTAGACCTGTCACATCTGGGATCAGAAAATCAATTGTAGCATGGTTTTATGGACCTCCTTATAAGTA